CTTTGTCAAAGGCAGGCAAATCACGTAAGAAGAAGAAATGAAGTTTGATCCGTTTGACATACGCGAACAGCAACGTGCTGATGCTGATGCCCGTCACGAGGCATCCCTTGAGCGGCGCAATACGGCTGAGAACTGGGCATGGTTGATGTCCAGCAAGCGCGGTCGCGCATTGATGCGTGACATGCTGCACTTCTGCGGGGTGTACCGATCGAGCTTTACCGGAAACAGCGAGACATATTTTCGGGAGGGACAGCGCAATGTCGGCATGTACCTCCTGTCGCAGGCGCAGGAACACGCGCCAGACTTTTACATTGAGATGATCAAAGAGGCACAGGATGCTTGAAGACACTGAACAGATTGAGGCCACAGAGGCCACACAGGACACACTGATTACTGCCGAAGCTAACACCGAGGGTAGCCAGTCAGATGTGCAGGAGGCGGGAGCTTCCGAACAGCAAGAGGCAGAAGGAGCTTCTACAGAGGAAAACCAGCCCTCTGAAGATGAAGCTGCCAAGGCGCCGGATGATTATGAGTTCAGCATGCCGGAGGGTGTCACGATTGATGACGCCACGCTCGGTGATCTGAAGACATTGTCGAAGGATCTTGGCCTGTCGCAAGAGCAAGCGCAGAAGATCGCTGATCTTGGCGTGCAGCAGTCTCAGCGTTGGGCTGAGCAGCAGGTTGAATATGCAAAGCAGGTTCGCGAGGAGTGGGCTGAGCAGGTAAAGGTGGACAAGGAAATCGGCGGCATGTCGATGGACGAGACACTGTCTACTGCGCGCCAAGCATTGAAGGCATATGGCACACCGGAGCTTGTGAACTTGTTGAATGAGACGGGACTGGGTAACCATCCTGAGATGATCAGGGCGTTCTCGCGCATCGGTAAAACGATCGGGGACGACAGTGTGGTGCCGGGCGGACGTAACAGTAACGAACCGCTCGATCCGGCTAAACGTCTGTATAACAACTCCGAACTAGCATAGGAAAATCTAAATGGCTACTCTCTCAACCATTCATCCGACACTGTTGGATGTAACCAAGCGTCTGGACCCAGACGGTCGTGTTGACATGATCGCTGAGATCCTGACGGAAACCAACGAGATCCTCGACGACATGGTCATGATGGAAGGCAACCTTCCGACCGGCCACCGTTCAACGATCCGTTCTGGTCTGCCGACCCCCACATGGCGCAAGCTGTATGGTGGCGTTCAGCCGTCCAAATCAACCACTGTCCAGATCACTGACACCACGGGTATGCTGGAAGCATATGCCGAAGTCGATAAGACGCTTGCTGATCTGAACGGCAACACCGCTGGGTTCCGGCTCTCTGAAGATCGCGCTCACATTGACGGGATCAACCAAGAGTTCAGTTCTTCGCTGTTCTACGCTTCTGAGGCAACTGCCCCTGAAGAGATCACCGGCTTTGCTCCACGGTTCAACAGCCTTTCGGCTGAGAACTCTGAGAACATTGTTCAGGAGGCTGGCATCTCTGGTCAGACTGACTGTTCGTCCATCTGGCTTGTCGTCTGGGGTGGCAACACCTGCCACGGCATTTATCCTCGTGGCACGATGGGTGGCTTGCAGGTCGAAGACAAGGGCCAAGTCACGATCGAGAATGTTGACGGTTCTGGCGGACGCATGGAAGCCTACCGGACGCATTACTGCTGGAAGGTTGGTCTGACTGTACGTGACTGGCGTTATGTCGTTCGTGTTCAGTTCGACAGTGGCAACCTCACGGGTGACGCTGCTTCTGGTGCAAACCTCATCGACCTCATGACGCAGGCCGTTGAGATCCCGCCCCAGCTTTCTGCTGGTCGTGCTGCGTTCTACTGCAACCGCCGCACCAAGTCCTTCCTGCGTCGCCAGATTGTAGAGAAGGTATCGGCATCGACGTTGAGCATGGACCAGATTGCTGGTAAGCATGTGATGACATTCGATGGCATCCCTGTTCGCCGGGTCGATTCGATCCTGAACACTGAGACAGCTGTTAGCTAAGGAGATACAGATATGATTCTCGACGAAAGAAATGAGTTTGCTGACAACGTCGCGGTACAGACGAACACCAGCACCACTCTGATTGGTGACGTGATTGATCTCGGCACTGCTTCCCGTGACATTGGTAATGGCGAGACCATGTACCTTGTCATCAAGACGGGTGCTACGGAGATCATCACGAGCGGCGCCGCCGGAACGATCAAGTTCCAGCTTGCGTCAGACGCTCAGGCAGCGATTGCAACCGATGGCACTGCCACGGTTCACTTCGACACGGGTGATCTCGTGAACGATGACGCTGGCAACAACGCCGCCCAGCTCAATGCTGGCGAAACGATTGCACAAGTGGCCCTGCCTCTTGGCACGTATGAGCGTTATCTTGGCATCCTCTGCACCACAGCGACGACTGCGCCGTCTGAGGGAACGATTGATGCGTTTCTGACCAAAGATCCGTCTGCGTGGAAGGCATATGCCAACGCGCCGGGCGCTGCCATTTAAGGAGGCTGAACAATGGCTAGTATCGATATCAACGTAAAGTCCGTAGGCGAGACCCTGCTGGATGGTTTCATCACTGCGGGTGCGATCAAGATCGCATCGCTCTTCCTGCTTGCCCCCGACACCGGCATTGCTGAACAGCCACTGGCGTTCGTTGCTGTGCTCGGCGTTGGTGCCCTTGCATGGAAGGCTGCTCGCTCTTGGGTAGCGTTTACTTAAGGAGTGGGTCATGAAGCAGGTTCGAGCAAAAGCTACTGGTTTCTATAACGGCGCACGTGTTTACGCTGGTCAGCTGTTCTCTGTCCCGGATGAGTTCAACGGCTCATGGTTCGAGGCAGAGGGTGAAGCAGCGGCACCAAAGCGTCGGCGTCGGCGTCGTGCAGAAGCAGAAGCTGCGCCAGAGCCTGAGACCGCTGTCGCAGAAGAGACTGCGTCAGAAGAATAACGGTGTGGGGGGAGCGATCCCCCCTCCCATTTTTTGTAGGGTGCAGGCATGGCGAGTGCGTTAGATATTTGCAATTTGGCCTTGTCGCTGTTGGGCGACCGGGCGAATGTTTCCAGCATCGACCCGCCAGAGGGTTCTGCACAAGCCGAGCATTGCGCTCGGTTTTATCCATTAGCCCGTGACACGATCCTTTCCATGCACGCATGGACGTTCGCAACCAAGCGGGCAATCCTGTCCAGCATCACGACAGCATATCCTCCTCCGCAGACGTGGGAATATACCTACGGCGTACCGAGCGACATGTTGAAGGTGCTTGGTGTTTACCGTGCTGCGGGCACGTATGACGAAGACAAGGTACAGATCGAATATGAGGTGTCGGGCGTAGACAACACTCGGGTGCTGTATGCCGACATTGATGACCCGGTGATCCGTTATGTTGCCAACGTGACGGACCCGACGAAGTTTTCGCCGCTTCTGATCAATGCGATTGCCTACACTCTGGCAAGCCATCTGGCGGGGCCGATCATCAAGGGCCTCGACGGCATCAAGGTCAGCGAGGCGATGTTGCAGCGCGGTCTGGCCTATGCTGAGAAGGCAAAGGCCGAGGATGCTAATCAGGCGAACAGATCATTTGTCCAGCGCGACACGCGCCATCCGGCATCGTGGATAGAAAATCGCGGTTCGCTGTGGCCATACACAGACAGCAAGCCGTTACCAGATGCCTAAGATTTACGCTCGGTCATTCAACGGTGGGATCATCTCGCCGGAAATGTATGGTCGCCTCGACGACGTGAAGTACAACACCGGGCTTGCCCGGTGCAATAATATGATCGTGTTGCCGCAGGGGCCGGTGGTAAACAGGCCGGGCACCCAGTTTGTGCGCGAGGTGAAGGACAGCACCAAGTACACGCGCATGATCCCGTTTCGGTATTCGACGACGCAGACCACTGCGATCGAGGCGGGCGAGGCGTACTTCAGGTTTCATACGTTTGGTGCGACGCTGCTGTCGCCAACGACGAGCATACCGGCATATAGCGGATCAAGCACGTACAGCGCTGGTGATGTTGTCAGCGAGAGCGGCAAGACGTGGTACGCGGTGCAGGACGTTCCGCTCAGCACGACACCGAGCAGCAATGTGTACGACAACACGCCTGTCGTGTCTTCAACGTGGACAGAAACGGTTGGCCAGCAGCTGACGTTGCCGGTGGGTTATGAGCTGGTCGGTGATGAGCTGCCGGAAACGGTTGAGGTTGGAAAGCAGATCGCAATCTCTCGCGTGGTTTACCAGCGCGGCACATATGGCACGCAAGTGGATGAGGGTTCAG